AAAGGCCTGCGCCGGTGCCGTAGCCGGTGGCGGCTTCAAAATCCGGGTAGTGCCTGCCCTTGTAGTCCACCGCACCACCGCGGTGAAAGCGCCGTCCCTGCCACTCTGCATGAGAAGGACGCGCGCCGCCATGGGCGGTCGTTTCCACAAATTCGCAGCCCATTTCGTCCATGCGGGCCACCTGCAGCTTGCCAGTTGTCTGGTTCACACCGGTCAACACGGCACGCCGTGCGGCCACCTCGATGCTGTCGGTGTGGCCGCTGGGATAGGTGACCATGGGCATGTCGTCCGCAAGGCTGTCCACGGCCTGCTTGACGGCGGTTTTGTAGTCAAAGGCACCGGTGCTCACCTTGAGCCATGCAGCGTCCAGTGTGCGTTCAAAGGCCCCTGTGACGGTGTTTGCCGTGGTGGCGGTGAGGTTCTGCCATGTGCCGCAAGTCTGCCGCGCGCCGGCATCCAGCAGGTTGTTCAGGGCGGCGCTCTCTTCAAAGGGCATCGGCTCCATGTCGTAGTGGTAGTAGATGGCGTCCTCCCGCTCCATGGCTTCGGTGGCGGCCTGCAAAAGCAGCCTGCGGATGGCGGCCTCGCTCTTGCCGGTGTACTTGGCCAGCAGCTTCACCACATCATTGCGCACCGCTTCGGTCTGCTGGTAGCGCCACAGCTGCCAGTTGGCCGTGGGGGTCAGGGCTTCCATTTTGGAGATGCGCCGGGCCACGTCCTGCAGGATCTGTTCTTCGACTTCTTGAAACAATTTAACAAAGGAATCGGGTAGTGAATCTAAGTAGGAAGGAGAAAGCATAAAGTTACCAATGAAAAAGAGCACCTGTGTTACAGATGCTCTTTAAGAAAGTGTAATGATTAGTCAGTCCAGTATTTGGCTTCGGCATTTAATCGGGCTTCTTTCGCTTCTTCAAGAGTGGCAAAGCGTCCGATAGTAAGCTGCTTTCCATTCACCCCGATTTTTACAAGGTAACGACCATCTGCCAAAGGAAATACGCCTTTAACGCCGCTTCTAGAACTCTTACGGGCTCTAGTATTTCGTATGTTTGTTTTGCGATCGACCCAATGGCAATTTTCGGGACAATAATTCCCGTCATTGTTGATTCGGTCAATCTCAAGTCCTTCAGAATAACCGCTTTGATACGCCCATTCACGGAAACAAGAATAGCTTTCATGCCATTCAGGGCACATCTTAATGCCACGCCCACCATAATCCGGAAAGTTTTTGTTATTGGGATTGCAACACCGTTGTTTTATTCCCTCCCACACCATATAAAGTTTTGCTTTTTTTCCATACCCAGCATCTTTATGAGTTGTGCGTGCACAGCCACAAGAAAGGGCATGACCACGCTTCAGTTCTCCGGCAGTAACCGTTGAGCATCTACCACAGTCACATTGACAGAGCCAGCGAGCACCACCAAAACGGGTGTTAGGCGCACGTTCTTTGACAACGAGTTTTCCGAACCGCTGGCCAGTCAAATCAACGAACTTTCCCATCAACGGGCACCACCTTTCCGTGCGGCCTTCTCCATGCGCCGACCTTTGGCAATGCCCAGCAGGAACATGTCATATCCATACTCAAACGGGTCGGATGCGCTCCGTTTCTGGATGGCACTGAATACATAGACAGGCGGAATGTAGTTGCCGTGTTTCTGGGACTTCTCGTAATCGATGGTTTTCAAAGCAGATTCAATTGCGGTCATAAATTCAACCTCCAATTTTGTTGACAAAACAAACAAAATAAAATAAAATAGGAGGTGCAAGGGGCTTTTGAGTAGGGCTTCTAGCGTTTTAGCGGTTCAGTGTTCCAGCACTGGCCGCTTTTTTGTATACCTCAAAGCGGGCAACTTGCTCGGCTCTGGTGAGTTTTGCAAATTCCTTGCTTGTCATGGAGCATCACCTCCCGGTGTTTGCTCCCTTGCACCTCTGACCTCCTTTCTATGTCTATATTATACTACGAAAATCGTAGTCAGTCAATACGCTTTTCGTAATTTATATAACTTTTTTCGTGTTGAAATACTACGCGATTCGTAGTATAATAACATATAGAAAGGGGCGAGAGATATGCCATTGAAATATCGCTTAAAAGTTTTGCTCGCAGAAAAGGGAATGACACAAAAGGAACTTTCCGAAGCAACAGGGATCCGTGCACCAACGATTTCCGCAATCTGCGTTGGTTCAGTGAAACAGTTCCCAGTTTCTGCAATTGAAAAAATCTGCAAAGTGCTGGACTGCCAGCCGGGGGATATCATGGAATACATCCCCGATGAAGAATGATTTTTAGCCCTGCCGTTCGGCGGGGCTTTTTATCTGCCAGAGCTGCACAAAGGCGTCCGGCATCTGGTCGAGATAGCTCGGCGGCAGCATCAGGCACCCCCGAAGGTGAGGGCTTCAGGGCTGCGGTTCTCAGCATCCGCTTCGGCGGCAATGGCCTTGGCATCGTCCTCGCTGTAGCCCTCAAACTCCACCAGATACCGCCAGAAGGGGAACTTGCCTGCGGTAACGTAGCCCCAGTACATCTGCTTGCGCTCCTTGGGGTCAGAGATGATGCTGTCGTCAAAGTCAAAGGTCACGTTGCAGTCGCCCGGCGGGGAAACGGCTGCGCCGCTGTTCCACTGGGCATCCAGCAGCTTGCTGATGGAGTATACCAGATCGGTCAGCGCATTGCCCAGCGCCCGCTGCAGATCCTTGACGGTAGTGTAGCTGCGCTGCTTGCTGCTCCTGATCTCCTCGGCAGTCTTGTCCACGTTCTGCGGGTCGGACAGGGTGCCGTAGGCAAGGCCGCACTGGAACTCCACCCGCTTGAGCATGGTATCCATCCCCCGACGATAACTTTCATCGCGCAGGGCAGGGGCAAACACCTCGTAAAGGTTCCGGCCATTGGCCCCGGAACTGCCGTTCAACCAGTTGCGGTAAAGGCGCTGCTCACGCTGCGGCATAACGCTCTCGCCGTTGATGTCGGGCCGCAGGGCGGTCTGGTCAACGTCAAGGGCCAGCTGCCCGCCGTCATACTCCCACAGCAGCCGCCCATACTGTTCATCGGTATCATGGATGGTGTCAACAGCAGCGGCATAGACGCTCACGCCCAGCGGGGAGTGCCGATCAGTTGAATTGCCGCTGGACACTCTGAAATAGCCCCAAAGCGGACGGTCTACACCGGAAAACTCGGTGTGCGGGGAGATCGCGGACCATTCCGGCACATCGGTCAGCGAGACTTCGATGCCGAGGTCTGTACTGGTCATGGAGCGGAACGCCTTGACCGTGATGCTGTACGTGCTGCCGGAAAACTCGTGATCTTCAAGACGAGTGTAAATGCGGTTGCCGCGCACCAGATGGTCATAAAAAATAGCCCCGGTCATGCGGCCAGAGCTGTCAAAGCGGGTAGGGCAGAAGCAATCCCCCTGCACAGCATCGATCTGGATGCGTCCCTCTGCATCGAGGAAGGGCCGGAACAGGATGCCGCCCAGCGCACAGCCGTATTCCACCGGGGTGCGCAGATCTGCAATGAAAGGCTGCAGCATGGTGTTGATGCTGTCGGCGCGGGCACTGCCGGAAACAATGCATTCCATTTCGAGCGTGGTCAGACGGGCCAGCTCCGATGCAACACTCTGGGCAAGCTTCAGGCTGTGCAGGGCGTTCTTGCCGCCGTGGCACCACGGCCCGCCGGTATCGTACATCTGCGCCCACAGGATGATCGCATTCTCCATGCTGTAGGACACGCTGGCGCTGACAGTGGTATTTTCACCGAACAGCAGCCGTGCTTTCTCCCGCAGCCAGAAAAGCAGTCTGTCAAACATTACTTTCGTCTCCAATCTGCCCAGCGGATCAGCGGGGCCAGTATCGTATAGCAGAAATAGCGGATGTCGTCCATGGCGTGGTCGTTCTCCTTCACAACGCGGTCCTCTTTGGCTTTATCGTCCCACGAGTACAGGCCGAACTCCCGGCGGGATGCCGTGCAGCTCTCGTGGATGGTCACAAGCCCGGCCTGCATCAGGGATGCCACGCAGCGGATGCCGTTCAGCACGTCGTTGTCTGCAGGGATCACCAGATACTTGCCGTGCCGCCGGATGGTCTCGATGAAGGAAGCGGCGGACGGGTCAACCACCACCGCCTGAATGTAATAGCCCTTGGTCAGGCGTTCCAGCTCGGCATAGTGCTCTTCGTCCGTGCGCTGCACACGCTCGGCACGGCTGTCAAAATAGCTTTCCTTGATGCGCAGGGCCTTGCCATCATGAATGACCCACAGGCCCATGCTGCAGGGATTGTGCGTGCCGTAGTCGATGGACACGTAAAACTGCCCGTCGATGTGGGAAGCATCACCGTGAAAGAGGTAGGTGTCCTGCCCGGCGGAGAAGAAAGGGTATACAAGACCCTCGGCAGCTTTCCTTTTACCGAGGATATCACGGGCATACCAGATACTCTTGCGGTCATAGGTGGCCAGCACGGCCCGCAGACGGTCGTCTGAAATGCTCATGTTGTCCGCGATGGTGAAGTGGCCGTAGTTCAGGCCATAGTCGGGGTTCTCACGCTGCTTCGCTTCGTGGAAGTCCAGAATGGTCTTGTAGTACCAGTGACCCTCAGCCTTGGGGTTCAGGTCGTGAAACACTTTTCTGTCCGGGCTGGACAGGGTACGGTCGAACACTTCCTGAATGAATGCTTCGCTGCACTCGTTCACCTCGGTGATGTATGCGGTACCGTAGGTGTTGCCCTTGATGAGCTTTTCATCACCGGCTTTGCCACCGCCGGATACCAGCACCACCTTTTCGCCGGTGGCCGTCTGAATGTACAGGCAGTCGCGGTTCTGGTAGGTGCCCTCACGGCATCGGCCCTCAAAATAGTTTTTCAGGCCAAAACCGTCACAGTCCAGAATGTTCAGCCGGGCCGTCGCAGTGGATACGCCCGCAATGAGGTGTATTCTGCTGGGATGCTTTTCCAGAATGGTGCAGTAGGCCATAGTAATAAGCACGTTCTTGCCGCCGCGTTTGCCGCCCTCAGCCACATTGAACCAGTGGTCGAAGCAGTTCCAGAAGAAACGCATCTGGTTTTGTGAAAAAGGTGCAGGTATGTTCATGTCTCAAAGTCCTTGATGTCACGGTCTGGCACAGGGTGCTGCAGCAGATCAGCAAGGGTCTGCATGTCGTTATTTTGAGCAGCGGCATTTTCTTTTTCGGATGCGTCTTTGTACATGCCCAGATGCTTGCCCAACAGGTCAAGTGCTCGGAGCTTATCTGCAAGTTTGACCTCGTGTTCCAAACCGTCCTCGCCAAAGCTCTTGACCTTGATGGACTGGATTGCGGCCAGATCATCCCGGGAGGCATCCAGTTTGACAGAAGCAGTCTCCGGGTCGATCAGGTCGCTGGCGTTGGCAAATGCAATCTTGGCAAGCTCTCGAACGACACGATCAGCAGATACACCGGTCCGGCGGCTCTGCTCAGCCTGCAGCTGGGCAATGCGATTTTGAATGCTAACATTTGCTAACAGCCGGGGTGCCTGTTCTCTTGCGGTTTTGGGGCTGTATCCGGCGCGGATGGCCGCTTGAGTGGCGTTCAGGTCGATCATATATTCTTCACAGAAACGATCCTGCTTGTCGGTCATCCTCACCACCTCTCTTGCCGTAAAATCAAAAAGCCGCCCGGAAGATCCGAACGGCAGGATATAACAAAGAAACCCGGCTGGTACATTCAGGCTGTTGGTCGGGAAAGGTGATCCTCTGTGTCAGCCGGGCAGCACAAAGCCCGCAGGGATGAAGGGAGTAAGTCTTTCCTGCGGGCTTCGGCATTTTAAATTTTAGCAGGGGTTGACAGTATTATCAAGTCCGGTTCGCTCCGGTTCAGTCCGGACTTTTGATATCCAGTCTTTTTATGGCCGCGCTGTGGCGCTGGAACATCTGGCTGCGGGAACTGCGGATGTTGATCGCGATGTCCGGCCAGTCCTCCAGCAGGATGTACCGCCGGAACAGGATCATGAAATCCACCTCATCGTCCAGCTGGCTGAACACCTCCATGATCTCGGCCCGGATGGCGTCGCACACGGCAGACTGCGCCTCAGCGGCCCGACGGGCCTCGTCGATGCGTTCCACACTGCGGGGCAGAGCCTGTCCGTCGCCGCTGCCGCCCGGCACAGGGGAAAAGCGCTGGGTGGTGTGGGTGGCATCGGTCTGCAGCGTGGCCAGCTCGTCCAGTTTGAGCAGCTCGAACCGCTTGGCCGTCCGGTACCGCCAGAGCCATGCCTTTTTCTCTTCGTAGGTCATTTACAGTTCCTCCACCCGGACGAACACGCCGCAGGGGTCCGACCAGAATTTCTCCACGATCTCGCTGCACACCTGCGCGTCATCGGCCCAGAAGTGCAGGCGGGTCATTTCGTCCTTGAGGGCCTTTTCCAGATTATCGGTGTCCGGCTTTGCGGTGCGCCAGCTGCCGTTTTTGCGGCCCTCGGCAGGAAAGCACCACTTGACCAGCAGCCGCACCGGACGGCCTGCGGGGATGGGCTTTTCCGGCGCGTGGGGTGCCAGATGGGCGTGGAGCTTGGCACGGGTCTGTTTCAGTTCCGGGCTGTCGTGGAGCACCGCGTGCGGCTGCCCGCCCTTCATGTAGGCGTGCAGCTGCTTTGCGTTGTGGGTGGTGGTGGGCGGCTGCATGGGGAGAAAGAATTGCATATACATGGGGTTCACCTCGTTTTTTCTTTTTTTCTGGTTTTAGCGCCAACGTGATGGGGAGGGTTCCCCGAATGGATGGGGGCTGTGGTCGCCCCATCCTTCGGGAGACCCCATCACAATTGCAGTTGCAGTTTTAGCTATTATATATAGGCTATTTTGCACTGCAAAATCTGCAGTCATAGCGGCTATAACTGCAAAATTGCAGTTTTTCGTGTCGTGCAAAATAGCGGCTATTTCTGCATTTTTACAACAAGCTGTAATTGAAACTATTACAAAATGTTTAACCTGCGCTGCCGGGTTCCTTGCGTCCCACTTTCTCGCCATCGATCCAGAAACGTCCGTCATCTTTCAGCCGCGTCTTGATGGTGCGGGGCTTCAGATCCATGTATTCAGCCAGCGCATAGACGGTAACTTCGCCATCCATCATGCAGGCTTCAAAGGCGGTGTCCAGTTCGGCCTTTTTGTCCTTGGTCACCTTGCCTTTATCGCCCCAGCGCTTGGCGGCACCGCGGCTGCCCAGCGTTTTGAAATCGCTGTCCGGCTGCAGGTCCTCCAGCAGGCCGGTGTCCGGCTTGTGCACGGGGTAGTCGAACCACAGGTTCACCGGGTCGAAGCGGGCAAATTCGCGCAGGGTGCCTTCGATGCGCCATGCGGTCATGCCGTCGGCCATTTTCTCAGCAGCCGCGACCTCAGCATCGATGGCCCGCAGATCTGCAAGGCCCAGTTTTTCCTTTGCGATGGTCAGCATCCGGTGGCGGCTGAGGGTATCATCCAAGCCGTAGGCATCCGCATGACCGCGTTTGTCCAACATGGCCTTGATCACGCGGCAGGCGGCTTTGTTATGCAGCTGCTCCCGGATGGCATCGGTGGGCACCAGCTCGGTCATGTCCAGCATGGCATCCGGGTCGCGGGCGAACACGCCGGAGCCGGATGCACGGTCCATGCTGCGCTTGCCGCCCTGGGCACCTTTTGAGTGGTGGTGGCAGTAGATCACGGCGCAGTCCAGCGCACGGCAGACAAGGTCGAACTGGTTGCAAAACTTTGCCATCTGGTCGGCAGAGTTCTCATCGCCGGTGATGACCTTATAAATGGGGTCGAGGATCACGGCGGTGTAGCCTTTTTTCTGGGCCCGGCGGATGAGCTTTGGGGCCAGCTTGTCCATGGGCACGGACGCGCCGCGCAGGTTCCAGATGTCGATGCTTCGCAGGTTCTGCGGGGGCAGGCCGAGGGCGGTGTACACGTCCTTGAAGCGGTGCAGGCAGGAGGCCCGGTCCAGCTCCAGATTGATGTACAGTACCTTGCCCTGTGCGCAGGAGAACCGGCCCAGCCAGGGCGTGCCTTCGGCGATAGCGATGCACAGTTCGATGAGGGCAAAGCTCTTGCCCGCCTTGCTGGGGCCTGCCAGCAGCATCTTGTGGCCCTTGCGCAGCACCCCGGTGATGAGGGCATCGGCCAGCGGGGGCAGGCTCTCCCAGTCGTCGGCCAGACTCTCGGTCTCGGGCAGCTCGTCGGTCTCCGCTTCCAGCCAGTCGCGCCACTCATCCCAGCAGGATTTCCCGATGTTCGTTTCCAGCAGCACCTGCCGTTTGTCACCGCGCAGGATGCCGGGCATCCGGGAAAGGCGGGAAGGATTGCGGTTCTGCTGGTCGATGGTCAGGCCGTTTTTCTGGCAGGCGGAATAGAGATAATCCACACGCCTGCGGTACTCGGCGTAGTCCGGGGCATCCACCTTCACGATGGCGTGGACGCTCTTGCCGCCAGAGTAGACCAGCGCCGCACAGGGCAGTTCCAGCTGCTTGATGATGGCCTGCTGCTTGCCCAGCTCCATGTTGTCGCACTCCACGAGGGCATAGCGGTAGGCAGTAATATTGGCATCCTTGCGTCCGGTGCCGTCCACAGGGTTGAAGCAGATCCATGCACCTACTTCAGGATCACAGTCGCCCACCACCTTGCCGAGGTCACCGCCGCAGGCATCCAGCTCGGTGATGAGCTGCCCTGCGGTGCGGGTCCAGCTGCCTTTTGCAGGGCGGCGGCGGTCGGCGGCCATAAAGCTTTCGGTCACATAGGCCACATATTCATCCGGCTCAAACAGGGCTTGCAGGTAGCGCTTGAGCTGGTCGGCGGGGTGCCACTCTTCGGGCAGGGCCAGCTCATGGGCTTCCACCCAGCGTGGGTCTACCAGACGGCCCTCGGTTTGTGCGCCGGTGCCGGCAGAAATATCATCGTTCCAGTCCAGAGCGTGGCCCGCCGGGCCGCTCCATCCGTGGGAGTAGGCCAGCTGGAAGATGCTGCTTGCGGTGACGGGGCTGGCCCCGCCGCCGTGAAAGCTTTCCCATTTCTTGACGCACTCGCCCTTGTGATAGCGGCCCGCATCGCGGGTGCTCCACTGTTCCCAGAGGGTAACGGGCAGACCGGAATCCTTCAGTGCCATGCCCACCATGAGCCATTCGTCATAGGTCAGGGCGGACGGGGATACGAAGTCCAATGCTTCCTTGAGTTCATTTTCATGTTCCATTCGCGTTACCATCCAAAGATGCTATCCGGAAAGGCCGGTTCTGCGGGCGGCGTGTAGGTGCTGGGAGTAACGCCCTTGGGCACATCCCGCCAGCCGCTCGCCGCAATGCGGTCGATCATGTGTTTGGCTGCATCGAAGCTCCACCTGCCCACGCTCTGGAAACCGTAACGTTCCAGCACGCGGATCTGCTTGGGTGTGGTCAAGCCTTCAGCGCGGCGTTTGTTCAACCGGTCCAGCAGCAGGGAAGCCTTACCAGCAGATTCTACAGCGTCCGGCAGGATGCCCATTTTCTCAAGAGCAGCAGTCTGTTCAGCGCTGGGCGGGCCTGCTTCCCAGCCAAAGGCCGGCACATATCCGGCAAGGTCCTCGGCCTGAATACTCATCTCGTACTGCAGCGGGTCCACGAGACGGGCTTTTTTGCGGCGCTGTTCTTCCAGCTGTTTTGCAAGTGCTTCTTCCCGCTGGGCCACCACGTCCTCGCTGGCCTGCACGGCTGCTTTCTCGATGTCCTCCGGGCATCCGGTCTGGGCCAGATTTTCGGTCATCTGCCGGGCCACGGCGCGGTCCTCACAAACCAGATCAGCCGGGCGGCACAGCTCGTGCTTGTCGGTCATCCACAAAAAATCCAGCAAAAGCAGATCGCTCTTGCCCGGGGAGAGCCGGGTGCCGCGCCCTACCATCTGGCTGTACAGGCTGCGTACCTTGGTGGGCCGCAGCACCACCACGCAGTCAACAGACGGGCAGTCCCAGCCCTCGGTGAGCAGCATGGAGTTGCACAGCACGTTGTATTTGCCTGCATCGAAATCCGCCAGCACTTCCTTGCGGTCGGTGCTCTGGCCGTTGACCTCGGCGGCACGGAATCCATGGGAGTTCAGCAGGTCGCGGAACTTCTGGCTGGTCTTGATGAGGGGCAGGAACACCACCGTTTTACGGCCTTTGCAGCGCTGGGCCATCTCGGCGGCAATCTGTTCCAGATAGGGGTCAAGCGCAGTGCCGAGGTCTCCCACGGCGTAGTCCCCGCCGCTCATGGTGACAGAAGAAATGTCCAGCTTCAGCGGAATGGTCTGGGCCATGATGCGGCACAGATAGCCCTCTTTGATGGCATCGGTCAGCTTATACTCAAAGGCAAGGCTGTCGAACACCTCGCCCAGATTGCGCATGTCGCCGCGATCCGGCGTGGCGGTCACGCCCAGCACCTTGGCGCTGCCGAAGTAGTCGAGGATGCGGCGGTATCCGTCGGTGATGGCGTGGTGGGCCTCGTCAATGATGATAGTGCCAAAGTAATCATGAGAAAAGCGTTCCAGCCGGGCGGTGCGCTGCAAGGTCTGCACGCTGCCCACCACCACACGGAACCATGTATTCAGACAGGTGGCATCTGCCTTTTCCACCGCGCTGACAAGGCCGGTGGAGCGCTGCAGCTTGTCCGCTGCCTGCTCCAGCAGCTCACCGCGATGCGCCAGAATGAGCACCCGGTCACCGGCGCGCACCTGATCGGCAG